GTGTATATAGGGTGTATTTTACTCTGCATAAGCTCAAACTCTATATACATTCATGCACAGTACCCATATAAGAGTTGTTCGCCAAAAGTGTACTTAAAGTGCACCCCTTGACGATGGAGCGAGATTACGTGTACCTTGATCTTAACGTTAAAAAATCGGCTTCTGTGCGGCGCAAAAACACGCCGATTTAATGCCGTGCAGGAGCCAAATCTACCCAATTAGGGCTAAAAGTGGTCCTATATTGGGTTAAACGTGCCCCCTGGCCCTTTGATGGGCTGTTTCTCGTCATATTGTAGGTTTTGTAGGGTCGGAATGACCCTTGTGGGCTGGTTACTGCTTGCCGTGTGAGTCGATGGCCCTATTTAGGTCACTCTCTGAGTAATATAATTTACAGATCACACGGCTATATTTGATGGCTTGTGACTGACTCATTGATGCTGGGCCTTCGCTCATCCCTTTCGAGAACCCTGTCCCTTCCGACATGCCCGAGCACAGAACGCCAATGGGTTGACGATGCGCGCAGCTAGAACAGCCCGCCAGCACTAGGAGGCCCCACATTGCAATACATCGCCATACATTGCCATGCATATATGGTAGGGGGTACCCCCGGGGTCGGTGTCCGCTATTAATATTAATCCCCAACAACAGCATTTTCCTCAATTCCTTCCTGACGCGTTGTGTCAAGAGCTTGAGCTAACAACAGTCCTAGAGATTGTATAAGTGGGTGGTCTAGGCTCGCCTCTACGAAGAAGCAGGCAGCCTCAATAAGTTCGTGGATATATGTCTCGTACTGTAGGGACTCTGGCCCTGTATTATTGATGTGTATTTCTAATCGACTGCTATCAAAGTAGCCGTGTTCTTCATCGAGTTCTCTGAGGGTTACGCTGATTTCGTGGCCCCCCATTTTTATTTTTTCTGGGATTTTCACTTGATAACCTCCCCCTCAAGAATGGCTGTGTTTTTGACGATAGGAATATGATGAAGAATAACCTCGCCCGACTTGAGCAAGTACCCGATCCCAAAGCCTAGGCACCAGTTTGTTTTGGCAGAGGCTTGGTGCATGTAGTCAATCTCGGAGGAATCCCCTAGCCAGCCAAACATTGCAGACTGGATATGCTTTCCGTGAAAAGACTTTCGGGAGATAGATGCCGCCCGATGGGTATGGCCGATAACGACGGGGACGCCAAGGCGCTGGGTCGCGGTTCGGTGAGCTGTCTGGCCTGCGGAACCATAGTCATGGCTGACCGCAAGATCTCCAATATTGATATGGTTCTTGTACTCCACATACTCCCACCCATTTTCGGGGAGGCGCAGAAGGGTTGGAATATCAACGAGGCCAAACAGCTCCGGGGCTTTTTGAGTGATGTAGCGTTCTAGCCGGTGTTCATGGTTTCCGGCCACATAAATTTTACGCTTTATTTCTAGCCCCTCTAATTGTTCGAGGTGGTCGCGCACTGAGTCGATTTCTTTGTGTAGTAAGGTTACCCGGTCGGGTGACTTGTCATGCTTGGACACGGAGAAGCAGTCGGCAAAGTCTCCAAGGATCACAAGTATATCGGGTTGAAATGCCTTAATAGATTTGATAAGGACCTTCCACGCAGCACGATCGTGGTAGGGTACATGCACATCAGGTATGAATAATACCTTCTTAAACGCTCGTCTTGCCATAATCCCCCCCTCCGGGGCTTAGCTTTTAAGCTTGCTCGGTTAATGTATGAGTAGGTGTGGCACTCTCGCAAAGTGACCTACTCGCCATTAGCCTAGCGTACATCTGCGTTTTCGGCAAGTTATTGAATATTTGACCGGTATTTCGTTTTTACATAATTGCCCGTAATCCACCCAACAAAACCAACAAAAAGACTTTAGTAGGTTTTGTAGGCCGCTATCCTAAGAAAACTATTTTTCTGCGAGTTTTTTGCAAATTGTCAGACCTCGTGCATACACTTCCCTACAAGCGATTGCTTTA